TTTAGTGTTGCTTTATCAATAGCAAATTGCATATCTTTTGATATGTCTGTTGCAGTGACTACAATAAACTTAATGTCGTCTGGATCTTTTACAAGATACCACTGTGGTATATTATCCAATTTGTTTGCTGGAATCTCAACAGTTTTATTAGGATCTTTGCTGAATGTTGAACATCCTAAAGTTATCAATCCTAGACTACATGCAAGGATATAGGTCATAATCATTTTAACTCTCATTTCACTTTCTCCGTTTAATAACAAAATTTTGATACACTACTCTTCTTGAATACATGGGCATTGATGCTATCTGTCTATAGATCTCGTCTTTGTCCATATTATTACCGAAAGATATTTTCTCTTTTGAGAAGACAGCCATGAGTGTTTCATTGCTCTCATCAATACCCTTTGGTAAATCTGCTTGCCACCATATTCCATCTGGTAATGCTAGTTTCCCATGCAATAGATTGGATCTGTTTTCATAGGGATACATTAATTTAATTTTATTATCGTATGCATTGAAAAGATAAACATACAATGGTTCTTTTGTAACGATGTCAAAGTTGTAACGAGTACCATCTACAGCAATTTCTTTTGCGTTTACAATATCACCAGCAAGTGGTCTTGCTTTCTCAACTTCAATCTTTACTTCAACAACACATGTATGACGATTGTTCTTTACTTTCTGACTTACAACTTTCTTAAGAACACCAGCAGTTTCTATCTCTGTTCTTTTTATAAAATCACAAGAAACACCAGTCGAGTTAGTTTCTCTACATGTATGTCTCTTGATTACCTCAAATTCTTTTCCTGCATATCGTTCCAATGCATTATTAACTGCATATGCTTTGGCTATGTTACAGTCGTTATGTTCGCCTGTACCAAATTCTACATCTGAAGCAAATGCACTGCCAGAAATCAGCAGCAGTGCAATAAGAAATCTCATTCTGTAGTAGGATCCCATGGTTCTTTTAGACCTCTCCAGAATGCAAATGGTTCTTTTGGTTTCTTACCATCGATTGTCCATTTCTTTCCATCCCATTTTGCAAATTTATAAAATGGCCAATTGTTTTCTAGTTTGGTTTCATAAAATCCAATATGCTCTGGATTAACATCTACAGAATTCCAGTCGGTTACTGTTGCTTCATATGCTTCTGCTTCTGCTTCCATCTCAGCATCTTCTACCCAACGATCATGCTCTTCCATTAGACCACCAAAGTCAATCAACTCTTCTGGGAGATCTTCAATTGAATCACGATCTGTCATATCATAATCATGATAATCGTCATATCCATCTACATATGAACCAATATATCCCATACCACCCTCGTGATACAATGCATTTACAGTCCAACCATTATCTTGCATAAATTCATACAAAGTGATTGGTGGAGACCACGGAGAGTCAAAGTGCATCACAATTGTGGTGTCGTCTTCTCGTTGCCAATCATGCGGAGTTATATCCCACTTACAGCCCCAGTTGTTAATGTTCCAATCATACCAATTCTCTTCTTGGTCTGCTGGACGAGGACGTAAATGTTGAAATGGGTTGCTCTCTTCTTTTTGCAACTCTTGCTCAAGAGCATCAATCTGTTCTTTGCTAGCAGTTAGCGTAGCTGTATTGTAACACCAATTTGGCATAGTTCACTCCATTCATAATAAGGTTAATTATACTACTCTACTTCTTGCACAGCAACTTTTTCTTTCTTTGCAGGTGCTGGAATGATACCAGCATCAGAAACAAGTTTCCATGTAATCTTAGGATAGAGTTTTTGCAACTTCTGATCCTTAACTGCGATTAAAATCTTTGCTTCTTCGGGATGAATACCCTCTAGCAATCCTACAAACAAAGACTCTCGTTTGATAGGTTTAAGATCCTCACGCATGAACACATACATTTTCTTTGCTTCAACAAACAGATTTGTATCAGTCATACCCATTGGTTGATCAGCAGGTTTGAATGGTGGTTCACCCTCTGGAAGAATAAACTTATGTGTAGGTAAAAATGCATGAGCAAAGATTACCTTGAGTAAGAATTCGCTCTTGTATGTTTCAATTGCTTTTGGATTGTCGTTAATTTCCTTCAGCATTTCTGTAAGATATTTTTTCATTAAAAGTCCTCGATTTCGTCTAATAGTAATCGGCAACGATGTTCCATAAGATAATTCATAATAGACATCTTATCGCCCTTTGGTTTACTACTTATGTATGATACAATAATTGATTCTTCAACATCAGGCGGAATATGATCAAAGTCAACAAGAGTCGAATTGCGTTGCCAATTGCGTCTTTCTTCATCATTCCTACAAGCAGTAAAACCATTATCAAAGAATTCTTGTAATCGTTTAGCACTCATTGGCTTTTGTCGTTCACCCTTCATGAATACATCGTCTTTGCTTAGAATGTTTGGTACTCCATCACCTGTATCACCCTTGACGATATGCTCAATCTTATGTTCTACAATTTCTTTCCTCGTTGCAGTGATATATTTCTTCTGCATTGGAGACCACTGCTTAACAGTAGGATACAACTGCAGTTGCTTGAAGTCTTTATCAGATGACAGAATTAAAATCTTCTGTGGTTCTTCAACCAACCCCTCTTGAATTAAGAGATTCTGTTGAAGATATTTTGTCATGACAGCAATAATATCATCTGCTTCTGCACGATCAATATGCATAACACGATATGGAAAGTGTTGTGCAATGTCTTCACGCATTTCTGATAGCGTGTCAAAGATCAACTTCCAATCGAGATCTGATTTATCACGATTGCTCTTACGCATACCCTTATAGAACTCAAAGTATTCCTTACGCCAATACTTACGACCATCGCAACAAATGACTAACTCGCCATACTCTTTACCATACTTCTTCTTGTACGATTTAAGGGTGGACAAAGTCACATGACGAATAAGATTTTTCACTTCTGACTCTGTCCCTTTCAACTCACGCTGGAAGGTAAGGATGGCTGCAAGTGCCACCTGACTATAATCAACTAATATCATCAAAATGCTCCCAGCAAAATACATTCTTCATTAATACGACCATTCGGCACAGTTGGCTTCGTGGTCAATGTCTTCATCGCACTATTCAGTGGTCGCTTACCCAATGTTAATCCCTTAAAGAATACATCTGGCTTACGCAACATCAGTGTCTTAGATTCTTTCACATCAAAGCCAATCAGAGTCGTACCCTTAACTGTCAGTACATCATTGATGGCTTTATACACAGTCACCTTACGATACTTCGTATTGTATACCCATACCTCAGAAGATCCAACGATAGTCTCTGGCTTGATAGACTTGAGATTAAACTCAGCAAATTCTTTCATGTACTTCATTTTAGAAACAATCTTGCTTGGTGGTTGTGCCTTACGTTTGCGTGGTGCACGAGTTGCTTTTGCAGTTTGTACTTGTTGCTGACAATCAGCAATCATAGTCTCAATAAACTCTGCAAACTTCTTAAGGTCTCTCTTCGTAAAGTGTGAGTATCCCTCAGTTAATTGCTCGTCTTCACCATCAATGGCTTCACGAATCTCTTGTGCAGTTCCAACAAACAATTCACCAATTCGCTTAGCGATGGGTGCACTCACCTCATTTGACATAAGATAATTCTTGGCAGAGAATGTGCTCTTGCCTTTAGTAATAACCCACTCGTCAATAGCACCTTCGAATTCACCAGCATGTTCTCTGGCTTTTTCTTCCATACGATCTTGTATGCTGATGACATTGGTTGGTGCTTTCACAATCTCAACTTCTTCGATGTATTTCTTAGCATCATCCAATAACTCTTTTAGTTTATTGGTAAAGAATGGACTAACATTGGACAATTGTTTCAAGTCTGTCTGATCATTGGACATGATACGACATAGTGAACCAAATGTCTGAAATTTGTAGTCGGGAAGTTTCTTAAGTTGTTTGGCAATCTTGGGTTCTTTCTTTGAGAAGAACTCAATCGCAAATAACTTCTGCTCTTTCGCACCAGTGTGTGTAGAGTAATAACCCAACGCACGACTCAGACTGGTCGTATAGTCCAGCTGGTCGATTGTTGGTTCGTATTTCTTTTGTGATGCAAGAATTGCTTGGTTCTTTGCACGACGCTTTGCAGTATTCACAGCCATAGGTTTGTAACCTCCATAATATAATATCTATTATACCGCAAGTCGCAATTAAAGACAAGCACTATTTTGCAGTAATTTTCTCGTATAGAGCCACGAAGTCCTCGTGGTCTGCAACTTCTTGATGTAGATTCTGCTTGTGATATGTTTTTGCAATCTTGGAAATAACTTTCTTTGGAATTTGCAAAGTGTCAGACTGATCTTTAACGATCTCTTTAATTAGATCTCGTTCTGCTTCAGTTCGTGTCATTGAATCACTAATCTCACGAATGGCTTTTTGCAAGTCACCTTTTTGCTCTGGTGTTAAAGCATAATTCATCATTTATCCTTTTTGTAACTAATAGATGTTTTAAAGAAAATTTGTAGCAGAACAACTGCTGACCAAGTCTCTAGCGTATAAGGGATAGTCAATGAGAACAAAGTGTTTACTGCCCAAATAGTTAAGAGTGGAAATACAACGGCAATACCAATAATAATGGCAATGCCTATAATTACTCCAAATGTACCTAAGATTTTATTCATAGATTAAAACTCACTTTCGTTACGGAGTCCCAGCGGAAGGATCTCCATTCTTGTTTTTCTGTATCGAAGACACGAACTGCGGATCCAGAAGTTTGGCTACTCTTTCCTTCGTTGGTTGGTGTTTTGTCTGATGGAATTCGTCCTGCACTAAGAGTGCATCGCATATCTCTAACTGTACCATCTTTTTTGGTGAAAGTAATGCACAAATCTTTGGCATTTTCATCGTGAAGTATCCCTAGAGTCCATGTTTTAAATTCCTCGAATTCTTTATCCGTTTTGAACACTGTCTGAAATGCCATTGTCAATTCTCTCTTTCATATCTTTAAAAATTGGACCAAAAAATTCTATAAACTCTTTTGGAGAAAAGAAAGAAGTGTGTCCGCTGTCAATTATAACTTTACCATTATCATCAGTCAAATTATTCTTGATTGTGAATTCAATCGTCTCATAAGATGTACCCATGTTATGTTCTTTAATCTTAACAGTCTTTAACAGACCATTGCGATAGAACTCTGCCTCATAATTAAGACTCATATGTGTCCTTTTTGTGCTTAGGTTTACGAATGTACTGAACCTTGCTCTCCACCTTTCGCATGCGATACTTTGGAGTGCGGAGATCCTTTGCAATAGGATTTCTAGGTTTCAAGGTTCTATTATACATTTAATTTCTTTGCAAGGCAAATTTCTTTAGGTATTCTTTTGCTTCTTTATATTCTGTTTGTTCTATTGCTTCTTCTGCATGAGCAAGGATAATCATTTCTTGCAAATAGTCTGCAAGTTTCTGGTCTTCCTCATCCAATAAATTATACCACTCAAAAAACTCTTCTTCTGTTTCAAGAGTCCACATATGGTCTAGCATTTCTACTTCATAAGGTGATAGATTATTAATCTGAATCATTTTATGCTACTCCATTTTGCAAGTTTATGTCTTTTATTTACTGTGGCACGATGCACAACATTCGCATCTAGAATTTGATTCTCTATCATAAGATCAATCATGCACAATAGATCGCCAACTTCTTCTTCGAGTCGTTCACGATTAGTAAATCCATTATGCTCACCTTCAATTCCAAATCGGAATACTTTACTTATCGCTTGAGTAACTTCAGCACATTCTTCTTGAGCAATGAGAAGGATCTCTTTGTTCTGTTCATTAATCGCTTTATTCAATACAAACTTATCCATTTTACATCCTATAAAAAATTCCACCGACATACACGAGCAGTAAACCAGCGTTCACTGCAATCATCGCTTTTTCTTTGATTAGGACACCCCAAATCAAAAACAAGAAAGCACCTAAATTTAACAGCCAGATGTTTAATGGGTCAATCATTAATGCAGTTGCGATAGCACCTGCGATTGTAACGATGGTGGCAACCCACTTCAACACATTAATCATCTTACTTCCTCAACAGTTACACGATAACACTTTCCATTTCTGTCAACAACAGACATGGTCTTTTTGGTAGAAAGGAATTCTCCCTTCTCTCCGAGATCCCACTGAATCTTCCCAACATTATCAATGTAAGACATACGATTATTAGTCGAGTCTTTCTTCATTGATTCGCTAATCACTTTAGCGATGTAATCACAATATGCCAACATAACAACTCCTTCAAAATTAGTGCTGGTTTTTCTTTATAGTCTGTAACCAGCAAAAATAGACTGCATCAGTTTATGACTCTTTCTTTATAGTCTCTCAGTCAAAGGACGCAACGACCTGTAGATGTAGACTGCTGTTTTGGCTGTTTAAAGTCTGCCACGGATATTCCTCCAGTAAGACTATGGGGTTTTAATCCCAACTCTTTTTATCACCGAACTGCTCATTGTATTCGTAGCCCATGAAGTATGCACGCATTTCTGCAATACTCATGTCTTTAGATTCAACTCGGTCACCACGATAAGATCCCTTAGGATACCAGTGTGGACTTTGCGGACGACTGTACCAGCTATCAGCTGCACCACGATCGAAAGGACTACCATGTGTGCGGTCAAAAGTCTGACCACGATATTCAATTGTATTTTTCATTGCTGTTCTCCATAAGACATAAATTCATGTTGTTTCTGCAATTCAAGTTCATGACGCTGAAAAATGTATTGCATTGCCAAATCATAAGAAACACCGAGTTGATTGCTAATCTCAGTAGCAGTGAAACCCTGCTCGACCATTTCTTCCAAAGTAATCAAAGACTCTTTTAATTTACCCATTATACACGCTCCATCGCTTTTGAACCAGAGTACATCAAACCCAAACCAACTGCAGCAAGAGCAATTCCTGCCATCACGGGATTCTCAGGATTGTCAAGACCACCAACAGCACCGAACACGAGGAGAAACCCCACAACTAAACGAATCGAACCTTTCATAACAACTCCTTTTTCACTTTTCATACATCTATTATGCCCTAATTTGCAATTAAAGACAAGCACTTTTTACAAGAAAAAACCCCTGTATTTACAGGGGT